TTTTACTATGACCAGCTACCACAACAAAATAAGGTAGCTTAACTAGAGCAGAGTATCACTTATAAATAAGCTTTTAGTTGTTCAAACATGTGGGACCACCTCTAACAAGTCCTGCCACTAACATATTTGATCCATTTGATTCAGGATTATTGGCTTTATCTCTACTTATACCGAGTCAAAGTGATGGCTTAGTCTCTAGATGTTCAAATCATCTTGGTACAGTCATTCGTGATAATTATGCTTTTAATCATCTCGATGAAGTTAACCAGACGCTTGGTTTAGTTGGTTTCTTACAAAATCCTGTCACACCATACCGTTTACAAGCCAACCGTCTTAAAAACTTGGGGCTATAGTTTAAGTATTAAAGGAGCTTAAGGCTCCTTTAGCAAAATTATTTTGAATTAAAAAAGTAAAAATGTGAGATAACGGTCTTGAAGAGTAGAGTATTATTCGTAGTTTTTATTGTGATGTGTTTGGGCTTAGTCTATTGGTTTTTTAAACCAGATCATCAAACTTTAACGAATTCAAATAGTAATGAAACAGAGTCTTATACTGAATCTAAATATAGTCAAACAAGTGCTAGTCAAAATAAAAATGCACCTCAACTATCAGCTTCACTACAGGGAACAGAAATTGATTGTCCAATTCAAGTTGATAAACAAGGAAAATTAATTTTAACAGTTGGAATACGAAGTTGTTTTGATTACTTTTTTTCAAGTTTAGGTGAAAAAAGTGAAAATGAGCTTATATCTAATATTCGTCAATATTTAACATCAAACTTGCCAGCTGAGGCTGCTAAATATGCAATATATTTATTAAACCAATACGTGGCGTACAATCATGCTTTAAAAAATCTAACACCAGAAAGTAACTTTTCAGCCACTGACTATAATGCATATCAACGCTTAGTAAATCAGATCAATGGTTTTCAGCAGAAATATTTCAAGCCTGAAGAGATCAAAGCATTGTTTGGTAATGAAAGAAATCTCAATCAATTCAATATTGATCAGATGAGAATTTACGCAGATAAGTCTTTAAGTACGGAAGAAAAAGCCACTCAAATATCACAATTAATTGACAAACTTCCTGAAAATTTAGGGCCAGGTGTAAAAACTGCGATGCAATTTCAAGAATTGCAGCAACTTACTCAAGAAATTAAAGGCAAAGGTGGAACAGCTGAAGATATTAGAACTATGCGAGAAAATTTGTTAGGAACAGAAGCTGCACAACGTTTGGAAAAAGTTGACCAAGAAGAAGCTGTATGGGGGCAACAAGTAAACAGTTATTTAAATGAGAGAGATCAGATTTTACAAACTGGAATGAGTAATGAAACTAAGCAACAGTCTGTTCAGGAATTAAGAAAAAAATATTTCGGTACAAACGAAGAGCAATTAAGAGCGCAAGCTTACGAAACGATGCATGATCAAAAGAATAATTAAGTGTACGAACTTTAAAAGCTTTAAGCTCTCATAGAAAACGATGAGAGCTTAAATTAAATCAGAAAGTACTCTAAGAAATTTGATACTCAAAAGGCTGAGGTTAGGATTTTGATAGCTACGATTTTTGTTTGGCTTTTTGGCGTAAGACATACAAATATAAGCTTTCTACTTTTTCACGTGCCCATGGTGTGGTACGTAAGAATCGCAATGATGATTTAATACTTGGATCTATGCAAAAACATCTAATTTCAATTTTACGACTTAAGCCTTCAAATCCACCGTAGTAATCCAATAATTCATCCAAAATGTCAGCAAGTTTTTTGCCGTGTAAAGGGTCATTGGAGGCGTTCATAATAGATCAACAATATTTTGGGAGTCCATTATTATAACCTGAGCTAGGTGGAAAATGAGAGGGTTGGAATTTAAGCAGGTAGCCCGCATAAGCCTGTACTAATGTTGAGAAATCACAGATTTTATCGTATTGATAACAGCGATATTGGAATTTACCAAACCAGTTTGGTATGATGCCGGCAGTGGTTGGTAGCGACTTAAATTGCTTGAGCAACAGATGCAGTTGAACAAGCTTTTAATAATTCAGTGTAGTGAAGCATAAACGGTGTGGTAGCAACGTAGAGTAGCCAGAGCCTTATATATGGTAGTAGTTTTCCAAATCTTTTATTTAACATAAAATGAAGTTATGCGACTTCAGAATGACTAACTATAGCTTTAGTCTGTTCTTTGAATCGTTCTTCCTGCACGCCCTAATGCTTTGACAACAGCTAAGTGAGCATTTGTACCAGTACTAATAGATTTTTCTCTAGAAATTAAATGTGCAACTGCTGCAATACCGCCAGCCTCACCTAAAGCTTCAACAACAGCTAAATGGGCATCTGTGCCAGTACTAATAGATTTTTCTCTAGAAATTAAATGTGCAACTGCTGCTAAATTAGCATTATTAGACATAAGTTTTCCTTAATTTAAAAGTAATAGTTTCTTGAAGTAAATTATTGGGGGGAATATTTTATATTTCAATAGAGGATAATAAAAAAGAGTCCACGTTATCTAATGTGGACTCTAGTCTCAAATTTAAGACTCTTAATAAATATTTACAAATTAGCAATCTTTTTAAATTCAATAGAGTAGGTAATAGCCTTATAACCTAGGTTATATGTCATTGAAAAATATATCTTTTAATTAAAATCAATATCAGTAATATCTTATAAAACATTATAGAAATTACGTGCTATGAAGCTTTTCAATCAATTTTGTCGAGGACTTCTTCTCGATACTTCATAACCTCATCAGCCTTTAGGTTCTTTAGATGATACTTAATCAGAGCATGAATTACGTCTGATTCTTTCATTAATACTTTTTTCTCAATGACGAACTTCATCAAAGCTTCTTTGATGCTGTCAACTTCGTCATCTCGAATTTTATAAACCTTAGCCATAACTTTGATTCCACGTTAAAAAGTAACTTAGTTTTATTTTAAACTTAATTTTAAGTTGTAAAGTTACTTTTAAAATGATTTAATTCTGATCGTAAATTGGTAACTTTTAAATAAGGTAACTATGACTGCTATAGCGTTCCAAAATCATCTCGATTTCATTCAGGCTGCTTTCAATCAAGTTGCCAAGATCGTTGCTGAACATGGTCATCCATGTCTAGACGTTTGTTGTCCTGCTGAATCTACAGAAAGATGCCTTGAGCATTTGGCCGTGGTCGCAAGTGATTGGTCGTATGACTATTCACTGATTGATGCTCACTTAGAAACCTATAAAAAAGCCAATGCTGAAATTCGTGAATATTTAGGAGAGTAGGGCGATGGACAAGGCATGTGAACTAATTAATAAAATCCAAGACTTCGATAAAAACATTTATCAACTTAACGAAGTCTATGAGCAATCTAATTCCATCATGGATGAAATTATTTTAGCTGCTACATACTCAGAAATTGATCTCCGTATTTGCCAAAACCTTAAAGATTATTTGAACGGTGTTGTTCAGAACAAATTAAATCATTGCCAGCAGCTCATCACTAAAAAACAGAAGCAACCTAAAGAAAATTCAGTCGTTCAAACCTTTGAACATAAAATAGCCAAAGTGTTAGTAAACACGGCAGAATCAACTGCTAAGCAAGATGTTCAATCCCCAATTTATAATATGCGGGAAACGATTGATAATTTTTGCACAAAATTTCCAACTTTCATTGAAATTTTAATAAATATCCTTATTAATTTTTAATCACTTACAATTTACAAAGGAAAAGAATAGTGAGCCAAATAGATTTTTCAAAATTTAAAGATTTTATGGAAGTTGATAATATTGATACCGTTAAATCAAAAGTGGACGCTGGGTGGCAACTCTTAGGTGTTTCTTCTGGAACCTATGATATCGATAATGAAAAGCGAGCATATTTCTTATATTCACTAGGGCACACTGAAAAGCAACCTTTATCGAATGTAAAGTTTAGATTTGGATCGGAGTCATAGCCACGCAGACTTGCGTAGGCTCGACTAATACGCAAGTCGAGTAGCGGTCTGATTTCTGCATAACTTATATTATGTTACTTAGGATACTCAGCAACGTGAATTATAATCGTAGAAATTCACGTTGCTGAGCTGTAGCTACATACAGTGTTGTGTAGGCTACAGTCTTTAGATATCCTATTTAACATAATATAC